TGGCGCATTTGCCGTCACATCAATCAAGAACGCTTTGGCTGATGAGGCTGCACAAAGGAAGCTGGAAGAGACTCTACGGGCCAGCACAGCGGCCACAGACGCCCAAATAGCGTCCGTAGGGGCTTGGATTGACAAGACTTCACTTGCAATCGGAGTCACAGATGATCAATTGCGCCCAGCATTCTCGCGATTGGCTCGATCAACAAATGATGTGGAAGAAGCTCAGAAGCTTCTCAATCTTTCGCTGGATATTTCGGCAGCTACGGGCAAGCCATTGGAAACTGTTGCAAATGCTTTGGGCAAAGCTTATGACGGGAACGCGGCATCACTTGGAAGACTTGGACTTGGACTTGATGCCAATCTTCTCAAATCCAAAGACACAGATGCCATCATGTCGCAGCTTACCAAGACATTTGGCAACTTTGCTGAAAATGAAGCTGAGACAACTGCAAAGAAATTTGAACGCGTCAAGATTGCAATTGATGAAGCGCAAGAATCTATTGGCGCAGCATTATTGCCATTGGTTGAAAAATTGGCAATGTATTTGATTGAAACTTTGGTTCCTAATATGAATTTATTCATTGCAGCTTTAACCGGCAAAAGTGGGATTGTTGATGGAATAGATAAATCTGGAGAAGCTGCTTATGAGTGGGGTGGGCAAGTTAGAGGACTTATCAAGACAATTATTGATCTTAAAGATGAACTGCAAGTGGTTGCGGCCATTATTGCTGCGATGTGGGTAACTTCTAAAATCTTTGCATTTGTTACAGCCATTCAAGGACTTATTGCGACGATGATTTTGCTTCGAACAACTGCAATTGGAACAGCCATTGCGGCAGCATTTGCCACCGGTGGCGCAAACATTGCACTTGCAACCGCGGCACTTTTGGCGGTTGGACTAACCGGATATAACTTGATGAATTTGACCAGTGGAGATTCAACTGACTCAGGATTTAGCGGCAGTGGACTTGGAAAGAATCCAATTCAGTCTGGAACGTATTTGAATCAAAGAGAAAAGTTCGTAATTGATGACACTTCCGATGTGACGGACGTGGGCGGATCAGTGGGCAAAACAGTTAATTCAACAAATGTCGGAATGTCAAAAATTGATCCAATGAAATTATTTAACGATTTGACTTCATTAAAAGCCAAAACACAGGCTTTAACAGATGCATTTGCAAATGGCACAATAACAAAATTACAACTTTCCAATCGTTTAGCTCCGTTGGTCACACAAAGAAATTCTCTCCAGAATCAAGTCGATGATTTGCTTGGAAATTCCGGAGCATTTTACGGAGCACAGTCAGCACGTGCCGGAGAAGCTGCAACAACAAATATCAATGTGACAGTCAATGGCGCAATCGATTCCGAAGGCACTGCGCGCACAGTGGTGAACACCTTGAATGACTCATTTTATCGTGGCACTTTGGGAGCTGGGGCATTAGTCTCAGCGTTCGACAAATGACGCAATTTACTCCAGTCTGGAACATCGAGCTAAACGGCACATCAATCACCGATTCGGTATTGGCTTCGATGACAATCACTTCGGGTCGGACAAATATCTATGAGCAAGCCGCTGCCGGTTATGTGAATTTGACTCTAATCAATCTGAATCAAACTGCAATCGCCATTGCAATCAATGACTCAATCACAGTGGAATTGCAAAATTCATCATCAGTCTTTGTTCCAATCTTTGGCGGCACAATTACCGATCTTGGAATTGAAGTGGCCGAAGTTGGCGGCATTGGATACACCCAGCGCATCACATTAGTAGCTTTAGGCGCATTGTCTCGATTGCCAAAAGTCTTAATTGATGGTGTGCTTCCAAAAGAATTTGATGGAGATCAGATTTATGATGTATTGCAAGGAATTCTATTTGCTCAATGGAACAAGGTTCCGGCAGCTCTTCAATGGAATACAACTGATCCGACGTTGCAATGGAATGATGCATTTAACACTGGACTTGGAGAGATAGATCGACCGGGAGACTATGAGCTGGCAGCGCGATCATCTAGCCGGACAGATGCATATTCACTCGTCAGCGCACTTGCAACTTCCGGTCTTGGTTATCTATATGAATCGGCGACTGGCCAAATTAGCTATGCAGATTCGACTCATCGATCTCAATATCTTTCACTTAATGGATACGTTGAACTCTCAGCCAATAACGCGCAAGGGGCTGGATTGGCCATCAAGACACGTGCCGGAGATGTTCGCAATTCAATTACTTTGAAATACAACGCAACTTCATCGGCTGAAAAATCTGCCACTGATCCGGACTCAATTGCCATTTATGGCGAACTCGGACAAATCATCACAACGACTTTGCACAATGCCGCTGACGCCGAAGATCAGGCAGATTTCTATCTTTCGCTGCGAGCTTATCCACAAGCTGCATTTACTAACATTACATACCAGCTTACAAATCCAGAGATTGACAATTCAGATCGCAATAATCTCATCGGCGTATTTATGGGGATGCCGTTATCAATTAGCGATTTGCCGCTCAATATGGTCAGCGGTAATTTTCTGGGGTTTGTCGAAGGATGGACATTCCAAGCGGCATACAACGAAATTTCAGTCACAATGAATCTCTCTCCAATATCATTTAGCTTGCAAGCTATGAATTGGCAAAGCGTTCCAGTGACCGAACAATGGACAACATTGAATCCGACGCTCGACTGGGCTTCGGCAACTATCGTGAGTTAAAGGAGAAAAAATGAGCAATCCAACAACGCCATTTGGCTGGCAAATGCCAACGGCAACCGATCTCGTCACGGACTTGCCGGCAGACTTTGAAGTCTTTGGTCAAGCTGTGGCAACATCGATGGCTGATTTACTAGGTGGCACAACTGGTCAAATTCTGTCAAAGACTTCCAATACAGATATGGACTTTACGTGGACAACTCCTAATCCCGGAGACATTACCGGCGTTACAGCTGGCACTGGTATTTCAGGCGGTGGAACATCCGGAGATGTAACTGTTACAAACTCGATGGCAACTGCTATGACAACATCCGGAGATTTAATTCAGGCAACTGGATCAGGAACATTTGCCAGACTTGGCACTGGAACTAATGGTCAATATTTGACCACAAATGGAACAACAAATTCATGGGGATCAATCTCAGCCGGTGGCATGACTTTATTAAGCACAACATCTTTAAGCGGAGCAAGCGTTACTATTTCAAGCATTTCTCAATCTTACACAAATTTATTAATTTTAATTAATGGAGTTACAAACGCAACAGGAAACGGAGTTTTAAGAATTGCTCCCAATGCTAGCACTACTATTACTTCAATCGCAGGTGTTGAATTTAACTCATCAGCAACTAATGATTTAAGCGGGTATCTAAAGTTAAGCCAAACTATGCTTAACTCCGATTCAACTAATTCTTTTGCTTGTACCATATTTAATTATTCTTCAACTTCTTTGAACAAACCAGTTAATGTTGCATCAGGTTACAGAGATAGTGGAAATACTTTTTATGCTGCTAGAAATATGGCGGGTTATATTCAAACAACTAGTGCAATATCATCTTTAGTTATTTCAAATTCAGGTGGTAATCTTTCAACAGGCACATGTCTAATTTACGGAGTAAAATAATGGCTAATACATCAACTCGTCCAATGGTAAGAATTCACAATCTTGAAACTGATGAAGTAATTGACCGCGAAATGAATGATGCAGAATTTGCACAATATGAAGCGGATCAAATTGCTAATGCTGAACGTCAAGCAGCCGAAGCACAAAAGGCAGCCGACAAAGCAGCACTTCTTGCACAGTTAGGAATTACCGAAGAGCAAGCGAAATTGCTTCTCGGATGATTTATCCAACTGGCACAGCTGCTCGACTTGTCGAAGTAGCACTGGCAGAAGTTGGCACCATTGAAGAAGGTGACAATCTCACAAAGTACGGCAAATTTATGAAGGCCGATGGCTTGCCGTGGTGTGGATCATTTGTGAACTGGTGTGCAGATCAAGCCGGTGTGAAAATTCCGTCAATGGTCTCAACAGCTGCCGGCGCGCATAAAATGAGAGACTTAGGCAAATGGATTGATTTAACGCCACAAATCGGCGATCTGTGTTTCATGGACTTTCCCAATGATGATTTGCAAAGAATTTCTCACATCGGCATTGTGGTTAAAGCTGGAAAGACATCAGTGATTTGCGTTGAAGGAAACACATCCGGAACAGGTGATCAACGAAATGGTGGCATGGTAATGATTAAGCGTCGCTATATTGGCAAAGAAGTGGTCGGATTTGCACGTCCAAAATTTGCAGCATATACGGGAGATTATCCAGCTGTGGAGATTCCAGATGAAGCTCCCAAGAAAGGCAAGAAAAAATGAAACAAATTCAAGCAATCGCAGCGTCATATCTACGCAGCTCCATCGCCGGAGCTTTGGCCGTTTATATGACAGGAAATACAAATCCAAAAGACTTAGCTCTGGGCTTAGTCGCAGGAATTGTTCCCGTACTCGCCAGATGGGCCAATCCTAAAGACTCAACATTCGGGGTCAAGGGGAATTGATTTCGAAACGCGCGGCATGGGTGGGAGCACTGATTCTTTCGGTGCTCTTATCCGGCTGTGCGTATCAAGGATGGACACGATATGAATGCCAAAAATATGAGAATTGGGATATTCCAGAATGCAACCCACCGCAGTGCAAAGCTTCCGGTGTCTGCACGGAAGACATCTTTGGATATGATCCACGTGAAGCGCAGCCGCTTAACAAATGAGCAACTTAAAGCTCGACTCATCGTATTCATCGGAGTCGTGTTAGCTGCAACATTTTGTTTTTCAGTAGCCGGGATGCTGTACGCACTTATATTTGTGACTCAGCCGCTTGGAGATCAAGCTCCCAATGATCGAGCATTTATTGAGCTGCTTTCAACTCTCACAATCTTTTTGACCGGAGCACTTGGATCAGTCTTAGCTTCAAATGGACTCAAAGACAGGCCAAAAAATCCACAAGACACGCCGAAAGATGAGCGTGAATCTTGAAATTGTCAGTGTGATGGCTCATTCTATATGCGGGAGCTGATCGGTATTGCTCGTCACACTAGTGGTCAGCTCCCACTAACAGAATCGGGAGCTTAAAATGGATACAGTGCAAATCGCATTGATTGTCAGTGCAGTTAGTTTTATAGCAGGAACTTTAGTCGGTGCAAGACATGGCTATATTAAAGGCGAATTGAATGGAACGCGTCGCGGATTTAAGCGCGGCATCGATGTGAGCCGAAAGAATCGAACAAATGCCTAACGGACTGGAAGGATATGAGAGTGTTGCCGAAAGACTCGAAAAATTCTGGACTTTGTATC